AAGGCATTACAGCCTGTAGTGACGAGAGTGGGGTGGGCGGTTTTGAGGTACCCGATTTGACAAGCGTATCACGGTATGCTAAGATGGTAATTGCAAGTACGAGAAGGGGAGAGGAGGTGAAGGGATGGAAAAGACAAAGACATTCTGGGCGTGCCCCAAGTGCAAGCGCGAGTTTGCGAAGGGCATCACGCCCCATCATGTTCGGACATTTATGAACATGGATAACTTGGACTTGGTAGAACAGCCGTGTGCTGGACGCAACTCCAAGACTGTCGAGTTCGACAGGGACACGAGAAGGAAAGTGAAGTAAGTAGGCAGGGTGACTGGCAGACAGGCGGGTTCGAGTCCCGCCCACCCACAAGGTCGTAAGACCGAAACCAAACAACGAAGGAGGAACCATGAACAACATCCAGCAATTCATCGAGTCAATCGAGAACGAAACTTACGATGACTCAACCATCACGGGCGAGGCTCTTGACTTAGTGATGGCGACCATCAACATCGACGGTGCCGACATGACCGATGCCGAGTGCCTTGAGACCATCGCCGAAATCATCGAGGCATGGCGGGTCACGCAAATCATGGACGCAATCAAGGCTCGCTGATGAGAGACGGACAAGCGGAGTTTGAGGACTTCATCCACCATCACATCAACAGCGAACGACTAGCACGGTGCGTCGTCGCGATGCTGGTCGAGCGTTGGGGTTGGCAGGTGGTCATCGAGGACATCGAGGGGTACGAGCGTGAAGCGGTTTAGGCGGTGGCGCATTGGTCGCGACATTAGGAAGCGGTCGAAGATGAGCAAGCCTCGCAAGGCATGGAGACTGTATGCCGTAGCCCGAATGGTCGGCGATACCGTGGTCGGCTATTGGCGTGGCGAATACCGCAACGAGGGGCTCTCATTCACCCATGATTTGAGCAGGGCGAGGGTATTTCGGAACAAGAAACAGGCGTGGATGGCAGTTAATAACTCCACCCTTTACAAGTACGGAACATACCGAGTAGTCAAAGTGAGGAAAAGTTTGCTAGGCTAGAGGTTTGATTAGCCCCGTTCCCGCGGTTTCCCCTTCCTGCGGTTGAGCGGGGCTTTTCACTTTTTCAGGTGCAGTCGCCCCGCAAAATACTCTTCGCGCTGACGAGGCGTAAGCCCGCCGAACACACCGTACCTACGAATGTCGTTCACCTCAGACGAAAGAGCGAACTCTAAACACTGCACACGATACGGGCAGGGTTCGCACACTGCGAGCGCGTCATCGTATGCGTTCTTCGACGACTGACCTTTGCCAATCTCAGGGAAGAACACACCGTTGTCCATGCCCTTGCATGGCGCGTCATCCCACCATGCCATTTCACTGGTCATCATGTTCACCGCAGTCATCTATCCCCTTCTCCTTCTTTCGTTGTTGTTCACGCAACCATAACCAGCGCGTAGTCTCCTTGTCAAAAGCGCGGTAGATGTCGGTACGTTCGACATCACTCATCGTCGTCTTCTTCGTACTTCCCGCAGTAGGTGTCAGGGTTGAGGGGCAACCTATCGCAAGGGCAGGGTGCTGTTCGTCCTTTGATTATCATCGCGTCTCCATCGAATCATGTTCATCAGGTTCACCGAACCATACATGATGGCGCCGAGGATAAGACCATCCTCCTGCCGTGTAATAGCGAAGTACACCCACAGCACCTCGTTGCACAGCCCGATGCCGAACCCCCACCATTTGTGTCTGCCGACCGCTACCAGCCCCGTGATACCTACCAGCGACAACACCCACGACATCAGTAGCCTTCGGACTTGGCGTGCACCACCATCGAAAGGCACCCAAGGTAGCCTGCCGCATCAACCACATTGTCCCTGTGCCAACGGTTCTCTCCGATGGCGGTGCGTAGGCGTGAGAGTTTTACCGCCACCATGAATAGGATGGCTTGCTCGACGGTGAGCCTGACCCCCGTGAGAGCCTCGAAAATGTCGCGGGTCTGCGTGTAATCATCGAGTGGATGGGCGTACTCTTTATGTCTGTCTCCTGTGATAAGACCGAACGCTTCGGTCAGGACTTCTGCTCCGTCAGTTTTCTTCACGGAATGGGTTTCTCCATACTGCGGCAGGGCAGTTCGCCTCTACCGATTCACGGTGCTCGTCAGATTCATAGACACGCATGACGAATACGCATGGGTCTGAACCGTCAATGAACTCTGCTTCTTCAGTAATGCTGGTGGCTGGGCCATCATGGGTTTCGCAAATAGGTGGAGATACCCAGCCTGAACGCAACCCAATCTCTAGCCATTGGTCGTACGAGATGGTCATGATGTCCATCAGAACGGTTCATCTTCCAAGAACTTCGGGGTGCCGAAAGCCTGCGCCACTTTGCCGAGCGTGTCGTTCGTCTTGTCTGCAACGACTGGGTTCCAGCGGCACAGCAAGCCAACCTCGTCGGCGAGAATCTTGGTGGTGTACTTCTTCACACCATCCTTCTCGTATGAGGAGATGTCCAACTTGCCAACGACGATGACGTTCGAGCCCTTCTCGATGGTGGCGGCGGCGTGCTCGGCGTACTCGCCGAAGACAGTGACGTTGTGCCAGGTCGTGACCTTCTTCTCGTCCTTGCCTGATGTGGTAGCGACAGTGAAATTGCCGACAGCCATGCCGCTCTTGGCGTAGGTCAGTTCGACAGGTTTGCCTGCGTTACCTGTGATGGTGATGGTGTTCATTTCTTTCCTCTTTCTCTCATGGGGTAATGCCCCTCGGATTGTGCTGTTCTTGGCTGTCCTGCACAGATGTGCATGGGCGGCTCGCTTACCCGTACATAGGTGGTCAGCGTCTGGTCACAGTGGTCGCAAACCCATCGTGTTACTGGCCCCTTCATAGGTGTCGGTTAGCCTATCTCATCCCTGTGGCACTCGCCAAGGACCCCAACCCCAGTCGTACCTGTCCATGCCGTACTGCCACATGGCGAGCGCGGCGGTCAGGTTCACGCGGGGGTCGAACAGGTCGGCGTTGCGGGTGATGATGCCCTTGTCTCGGAGCCATCCGCGCCACGAACCATTGACTTGGGTGAGTCCCCTCGACCCAGTGAACGGGTCTTGTTTGTTCCATGCGTCGGGGTTCCCTCTCGATTCACGGTAGATAACCATGTCGAGGATGGGCAACTGGTCTTCAGCCCAACCCACTTCCCTTGCTAGTGCCCACCATTGGGGGACTTTGGCATCGGGTGGGATGGGTGGCTGTATTTCGATTCCCTTCCTGAACGTGGATTCGTACCCGAAAACCCAGGTTCTCCCTTCAACATCTGTTTGTTCCTGTCTTATGGCTGGGGGGACAGTAACTAGAGCCCCTGTGAATAACGTGCACACAACGTACTTCAGCATTTAGTCTCTCAATCGTAGGTGGATAAGGTAATCAACTCTGTTACCTGCTCGGGGTAAAGCAATGCTCCTCTCGTTGGGTTCTCGGATTCAGGTGCCGCTACCAGGTGGCGTAGGTTCTGCCAGTTTTGTTTCAGGTAACGCTTGAGTCGTGTTACCTCTATCATAACCCAGCCGCCTGGAGAGAACACATACGCCCACCACACTGCAGTAGTAACGGCGATACCTGATGGCTTCCAGCCTTCTCCTCTTGGGTTCTGTTCGTACTCGACGAAGATGCGTCCGTTGCGGAACCTGTCGTACTTCACTTCGACATCACCGTTAGCGAACTTTTCTAAGCACAATCGCACAATCTCCTCGCCCTCATGACCGAACGCCAGGTCAGTCTTGAAGTCGAATCGTTTGATGTCGTGCGTCGGTTCGTACCCTTCGACGCGCTGAACCTCAGCCATCGTGCCTGTCTAAGAACGCATCCATCGCCTCACGTTCGGCAGGAGTCGGTGCTCCGTCGAACCCCTTGACCACGGGCGGGTCGTAGATACGGGCAACCAAACATTCATACAAGGCTTTGCTGATAGCGTTGTGCCTGTCACGTTCGGCACGCACCTTCTCCAACTTGTTGCGGAACGCATCCTCGCGTTCCTCCATCTGGTCAATCAGGTATTCGTTGTTGATGTCTGGCATTAGTATCCCGCTTTCTTGAGTAGTTGAATCATGTCTTCCAGTCTTATGACCGCATACTGGTCGGATGCTGTGCCGTACATACGACGCTTCACCACCAGTATCCCGAGTTCCGCGTTAGCGTTGATGCGCTCCTGCTCTGTCTCCAGCAACCACTGTGAGAGTTCCAGTTTCTTCTGGTTCTTGCACTCCCACACCAGCGCAGGGTGTGTGCCTGCGATGTCGCCCTTGTCGAGGACGCCGTGCAGGGTGCGACGTTCCGCCATCGGGTACCACGTCTTGAGGTAGTTCACGATGGCTGTCTCGAACGACGTGCCTTTGGCTTTCTCTCTGCTCATTGTCCTGCCTTCGCTAACAGTCGGCGGAACACCTCACCTCTGGAACAGTTCTGCTCCTTGGCTAGACGCCGAATCAAATCGGATTGGTCACGGGTCAAACGCAATGTCAGTCTTACGACCGAACGCTCTTTACCTGTGGGGTCTACGGTTCGTTTCGCCGCCATCATTCACCTGCCGCAAATGACTTGAGGTCATTGAACGAAGACCTGAGGTGCGGGAGATGACGTTGAAGGATTACTCCCTCCCAGGTCACCTTCGCGTTCTTCGCCACGTTCGCTGGGTCGAGCCCAGCCTTCTCGCAAGCGGCAACGAACTGTGCGCGTTGCTCATCGGAGATGGGGTCATCGTCTGAAATCACGGGTGAAGACGCAGGTACTTGGGTTTGCTTACCAGTTGTGTGCGTCCCTGCAAGCCCTTTCATTCCCTGCGCCTTCCCCGCTACCTTGTTCGGCTCTTCCCATTCCTGCTTCGTCCACAGCGACAGGCAGATACCGAATCGCATGGATGCGTTACGCAGGAAGTCCCCGACGAGTTCTTTGTCGAGGTCTGGTTTGTCGTGCTTGACGGTGCCAACACCAAGCATGGACTTGCCGAGAATGGTGAGTCTGCCCCACATGACAGCCATGCCGTTGACGACATGGATTGCTGGGCGACCATCGACGATTGCCACTGGTTCCCATGACCAGAGCGGGTCAATCTCGATGAGAAGTTTGGTGATGTCGGCGTGCCCGACGAAGTCGAGTTGGATGCCTCCGCGTGGAAGTTTGCCGACGATGTTCGGGTCTGGTGTCTTGTAGTCATCCAAGACCTTGCGTAGTTGTTCGCTGTTATTCATGGTT